ACGATGGCCTCTTCCTCGCCGAAGAGGACGTGGGCGAAGTCGACGAGCGCGATGGTCGTCTCGTCCGTGGTGCCGCCACCGTTCGTCGGGATCTGCGAAGACACGATGACCGGAATGCCCCGGAAGCGCGGCGCGTCGCCCGAAAGCTCGGGGAAGGCGAGGTCGCCGTTCGTGCCGCCGACGCGCATCGTGGAGAGGCGCATCACCGTCCGGTAGGGCATCACCCACCGCCACCGGCCGCCGTTGTAGATGTTCACCGCCGTCAGCATGAGGATCATGCCGTTGACGAGAGCATCGACCTCAGCAAGCGTCGGAGCCGTAGCCGTGCCGAACGTCGGGGCGTAGGTCTGCACGCCAGCCTTACGCAGGATGCCCAGCGGCGAAGCGCCAGCGCCCGTGCCCAGATAGGCGTTCAGGTCCATCGTGAGGGCCAGCGCGTTGCGAAGATCCTCGCGGACGTACTGCTCCAGATTGCCGACCGTCCACTTGCGGGCCTCGTTCGTCATCGGAACGATGCCAGCCAGCTTCTTGGCCCGCATGTCGATGTCGTCGAAGGTCGGCGTGCTGACGGGCTTCAGGCCGCCTTCCGCAACGTAGGCAGCAGTCGCGCCAGTTGCGCCGCGCGGCTGCGAGAACCGGCCGCTGACCAGCTGAACGCGGGTCGGGTTGGCGGCCAGGAAGGTGGACTGCTGACGCAGGATGGGGGCGATGCCGCCGACCATCGTGGTCGGGACAAGGACGCCGCCCTCCGCATCCACGAGGGTGTTCACGGCCTTCTCGCCGCGAGCCATCTTGGAGCGGTTGACATCCGTCAGGAGCTTGTCGACCAGCCCGGTGTAGCCCTCGTCCTTCAGGATCTGGACCGGGTCGCCGGTCTTGCCAGCCTTGATCACGCCAGCCGCCACGATGGCGATCTGCTGATCGAGTTCCTTGACCTCAGGCTGTGCGGCGACCGCCGGAACCGTGGCGGGCTGACCGACAGGCGCGGCGGCCGGGCGGGTGTGCTTGGCCTCGGTGGCTTCCGTGGCTTCAGCCAGATCGAGGTCGTCCTCGATGGCCTTGATCTCGGCCAGGAGACCTTTGAGGGCCTCCTTGTCTTCGGGCTTCGCCTCAGCGGCGAAGGCCTTGACCTTCAGTTCGGCAAGCGCGCCGCTCTTCTCACGAAGGCGAGCGCGGAGAGCATGCGTGCTCATAGTGGGTCTCTCCATGAAAAAGGGCGCACGCAGCGCCCCGTTCTCGCCCCGTACCGCCGGGCCAGCGTCTCGGCTGTGTGCCGAACTCAGATGCCCTTGGCGGCCAGACGGCCTTCCAGGGCGGAAACTTCACGCTCCAGCGAGCGACGCTCTGCCTCTTCGACAGCAGCACGCAGCGCCACAGCGGCTTCGTCAGCGGCCTGCTCAGCAAGCTCGCCTTGGACCTCGTTCTGGACAGTGGCCTTGACGCCGTCGCCGCCCAGGAAGGCCAGGAAGCGGCGGAAGAGGCCTTGCTCGTCCTTCTCGGCGACCGCCGGGATGACGATCTCGTTCGAGGTGACCTCGTGCTGCGGGACATTGAACTCGGCAAAGCTCGTGCCGTCAGCGCGCGTGTGGAGCGTGAAGGTCGTTCGCGTGCCGGTGGCTTCCTTGTGCGCGGCCTCGAACTCAGCGCGCGGCATGAGCAGGCCGGTCTCGGGATGCTTGACCCAGTTGTCGAGCACTTCCTCGATCAACTCGGCCGCAAGCTTGTCCCCTTCCTTCGCCATCTTCGCGAGGGCAGCTGGGTTGGCAGGGATCGAGACGGGCGAGCACTCCACAAGCTCAGCCTCGTGGATCATATAGCCCGGCCAGAAGTAGCTATCCCGCTTGTCTTCCGGGGCCGGCCGCTTCTCGACGGCCTTCGGGATGAAGCCGATGGAGCAGGCCTTGATGGTCCCATGCTCCAGATGGAAGGCGAGGCGATCCGCGACACCGTCCTTGCCTTCCGGCAGGAGGTTCAGCGTGCCTTCCGTGCGCTTCGGGCGACCGTTGAGGAGCTTCTCCACGTCGCTCCACACGCCCACCGGGAAGGTGTTGCTGGCATGCTGGAATGGCGCGATGGGGTTTTTAAGAAACTCGTCGGTGTTCAGGCCCGCCTGAACCACGATGTCCCGGTCGCGATCTTCGACCTCGGCCGACATGGTGAAGCGGATAGTGCGCTTCTCGGCGTTCCACGAAGGAGCCGCGCGCCCGGCCTTCAGAAGAACGTCGCCGCCCTTCACGAAGTCCTTGCGCGCGTTGAGGAACTCGTCAACGGACACGAGATGATCGGCCATCGGTCTCTCCAGGGTCAGGCGTCGGCCAGAAGGCGCAGGGCCTCGGCCTTCAGGGCGTCCCAGTCGACGCCGCCAAGGATTGGTCTCTCGTTCGCTCTCAGCCACCGCTGGAACTGCTGCGCGGCCATCTCCTCGAAAGCGGAGGGCGCAGGATCAGGCATCTTGCCCGCCGCCAGGGTCACTAAGATGCGGCTCGGCGTGCCCAGGAGGGTTTCGCAGACAAACTCGTGGGCGAACTCGTGCTCGCGGCAGTAGGCCATCAGGTCATCGCCGTAGCCGCAGCGGTGGGCGATGACGTGGTAGTGCGGCATCTCAGGGTGCGGGTAAGCCCCGACTTCAGTCCCGTCCGCGAACCGGGTCATGATGCCCCAGTCCGTGTACTCCATGGTGCAGTACTGGAGGCGGATCATCCGTTGTCTGCCACCAGCCGCAGGCCGCGCTCCTCCGCGTCCTCGTCGCGCTCACCCGTGTTGTTCGGCTGTCCGTCAGCCGCCTGCTGCAAGATGTTGCCGTTTGCATCGACCATCGCGACGTTGACCGGCACCAGCCTGACATCGCCGCCGGGGATCGGGTTCAGGGCCAGCGGCAGACGCTCGCGTCCCTCGTTGATGGTGATCAGGCCGGTCTGGATCGCCTTGTTGACCACGTCCATCATGGTCTTCGTGTCGCCCGCCATGAGCGGCATGCGGTCGAACTCAGGGTAGAGGTCGGCCCACTCGCCTTCCTCCAACAGATCGACCTTGAAGCGCTCCTCGACGTTCCCCGCGATGGGGATCAGGCAGTCGTTCGCGTACTGGTCGTTGAGGCTCTCCTGATTGGAGTACTTGACCTCGCTGAGGGCGTAGATCTTGTGCGGCGGCGTCTGCATCAGTCCGCAGATCTGCATGACAGCGGCCGAATAGGCCTCGGTCGTCATGGCATCGCGGGCGTTCTGGGCGATCACCTTCGCGGTGTAGCCAGCCTCCAGCAGGATCGGATCCCCGTAGGCGTTCATCTTGCGGACGCGCTCGGTCAGCTGGTCCTTCAAGCGGCGGAAGGCGGCGTCGGCCTGGGCGTCGTTGCCCCACACCGCGTCCTTCGACTCGAACACGATGGGCTGACGACCGTCATTGCCGAACAGTTGCGTCTGGAAGCGCCCGATGGCCCCCAGAAGCTCGAACAGCGGATCCCCCAGCGCCATGTTCGACAGGCCCGACAAGCCGTCATACATCCGCCCGCGCAGATGGATCATCCGGTCGGCCGGGACCACGATGTACTCGTCACCGATCTGCGCGCGGTCGAACTCCGTCCCGGCGAAGACCTCGTAGAACAGGCGGCCAGCGTCGCTGATGCGCGGGCGAACCCGGCCAGAGGGAAGCGGCAGAAGCTCCAGCACGTTCCCCAGGCGGTCGATGCGCTTCAGGATGAAGGCGTTCTGGGTCAGCTCCAGATGGAGGACCACCATCCTCCAGAACTCGCGCCAAGTGTGGATCTCGTTCGGCCGGGTAGCGAACATGCGGGCCAGCCAGTGCCGCCGGGACTCCACCTCAACCCACTGCTGGGCGCGTCGCCGCCACAGACGCATCTCGCTCTTGGCGATGTCACGGGCCTTCACGTCCGCGCACTGGATCGCCAGCGCCAGACCGACCGCGTTGCCCATCGGAGGGGGCTTGACGTTGCGCTGGAAGGTCAGCGTCTCCCAGAGCGTGTCCTGAAACGCCGTCCAGTTCTGCGGAAGGTTCGTGGTGTCGCCCACCACGCCCTTCTCGCTCACCCCACCGTAGATGTCCCACAGATCTTCGTTCATGCCGCTGATCCTGCGAGACCTCGATTGAGGTAGGGGTTGGGCTTGGCCCTGCTCTTCTCGGCGACGCCAAGGAGCCCAGCCTCGTTGTCGATCCTGATCGCGTTCGCCAGGATCAGCGCGTCGATGCCGTCGATGTTCGCCTTGCTGTTCGGCGATTCCTTCTTCGGCAAGACGTTGCTGTTCTGATCCCAGTGCCCGACGACGTTGCCAGCGCACCACGCGGTGATCGGGTTGCCATCGTGCTGAAACAGGTCAGGGTTGTTGACCCGTGAGATCAGATCGTCCGTCGCGGGCGTCAGCGACTTGGCGTTCTTTCGAACGATGTAGACCTCGTAGCCTGCGGCCTCGATCTCGGCCGACATCAGGTTGGCCTGATGGTCGTCCAGGGCCACGCCGACCACGTTGTGGCCCTCCAGCATCGCCAGAACGTCCCGCAGGACCATCCGGCCGTCGATGAAAGTGCCGCCGTGGGCGTCCGTCAGTTCCAGCCAGCCCTCTTTGTGCCACCCTAAGAAGGCATCCGCGAAGCGGTCGTCCTTCATCCGCTCCACGTTCCGGGGCAGCCAGTACTTGCCGGTGGTGTAGAGCGTGTCGCCCTGCTGAACGAGGAAGGCCGCCGCGTTCAAGTCCGACCGGGCCGCAAGGTCGAGCCCGACATACATCGGGAAGCCCTTGAGGAGGTCGAGGTTGAGCTTCCGGTCGGCGCAGGCGTCCCAGGCTTCCGCGCTGATCAGGTTGCCAGCAGCGCGGCTCCAAATGTTGAGCCTCGTGCGCTTGTACTCGTTGAGATCCGCCTCCGACTTGCGGGCTTCGCGCTGTTCCTTCTCCAGCGAGGTCGCGTTCAACGACACGCCGTACAGCGGGTTGAGCTTCTCGATCACCCGCTCGTTGAAGTGCAGCCCGTCGTCGTCCTTGTCGGGCGCATACATGGCAACGAAGAAGCGCGGAGCCCGCATGCGTCCCAGAAGGACCGCTTGGCACTGCTTCCAGTCGTCCCAGGCCGGTCCATCAGCGCGGCGGCCAGCTGTCGAGATCGAGAGGAACAGGGGCATCCGACGCGCGCCCTGTGCCGTCGACAGAACCGACACCACCTCTTGCTTCTGGGCGTGAAGCTCTTCGGCCACCACCAAGTGCGGGTTGAAGCCGTCGATGTTCTTCGCCACCGACGCCACCGGCTGGATGTAGCCGCCGGTCGCATCGAACGCGATCCTGTCCCGGCTGTCCTTCGCCCTGAACTGAATCCTCAGGTCGGGCTCGATATCGAGCATCTTGCGGATCGGATCGTAGACCTTGTTCGCCTGATCCGCCGACCCTGCGGAGATGACCACCTCAGCGCCGGGCTCGCCCTCGCAGTTGGCGCAGAACAGCGCGATGCCAGACGACAAGGTCGACTTCGCGTTCTTCCTGGGGATGTACAGCCGGGCGTCCCGAACGTACCTGAGCCCGGTCTCTCTCTCGCGGAACCCGAAGATCCCCGCCAGCCACCAGCACTGCACCGGCTCCAGCTTGATGGTGCCCTCGAACCCCTTGACGTGTGGAAGGGCCTCAATGAACGAACAGGCGTCGAGGACCGGCTCGATGCGGAAGACGTACTCGCTGTGCGGCTTGTTGGCCTCGACCAGCATGTGCAGGAAGCGCTGGCAGGCCTTCACCTCCCAGTTGCACGCAGGCACCTTCCCCTCAAGGACTTGCTGGCAGTACCAGCGGGCCATCTCGTGGTAGGCCGGGTAGTCGATCCCCTCGATGGTGACCGGCGGGAAGAGACCCTCAGCGGCGCGCCGAGAAACCCGCTCGCGAGAACTTGTTGGGCGGCGCGTCTTCCGGCGCTGCGATGGGCTTGTCGAGTTCATCGAGACCCAGTGCTTTGCGTGCCCGCTTGATCTGATCGAACCGCGAGGCGCGGATGGGCAGATCCTTCGCGATGGCGTTGTGAAGCGCGTCGACCTGGGCGGCGTACTCGGAGAGCGCCCTGTGCTTGTCCAGCGTCAGGTAGCCCAGGTTGTAGAGGACACGGCCGACCGTCGCGTATTCCTTGCGTCCCTCGTCGCTGGACAAGGGGTAGAGGCAGGCCGGGAACTTCCTGAAGCCAGGGTGGGCCAGAACGTCAGCGCTGCCGACCTGTGCGGGCTTTGCCATGGCTCATATCTCGCCTCGTAGCCGTGGCCTGCTGTCAGGGTCATCACACCAGCGAACGATGGACCCCAGCTGGCCGGTCTCACGGGCATAACGCTCAAGAGCCGTCTTCCAGGCATGGTGCGATGGGCACAGCGTCCACAGGCCTTCAGAGCCAGGGAGAAGTTCGCCGCCGTCTGCCAGGGGAAACTTGTGGTCGACCACCACGCCGTCGTAGTTCAGCCGTCCCTGGCGGAAGCATTCAGCGCAGAAGGGGTACCGCTTGCGGTACTTCTCGCTGAAGCGTCGCCACTTGCCGCTGTAGTCCTGCTTTCGCCCCCTGCGCTCACCTCTTTGGTTGGGAGCGGCTCGGAAGATGCGAGGCATCGGTGGCACCGGGCCGGGGGTTCGAACCCGCGCTTGGCGGTTTTGGAGACCGTTGGCGTCCCAGACGCAGCCCGATCTAGAGGGACTCCTTGAGAGTGGCGATAGAGAGTCAGAGCTATGTGGACGAGTCAAATCGTTTATGAGTGGGGCCGCTTTCATTCGCCTGATTGATGAAAGCGGCCCCGCTTGGGACTCAAGGGTATGTTCCTCGCCCCCGATTCATTCTGCCGCAGGGCGCTCACAGCACTCGCGAAATCGACTGGACGCTCACGGCCGGCCTGCTCGTGACATCGCCAAGCCTAAGCATCTCGCCCTCATGCAACTCGACCTTCAGGCCACGCTTGGCCATCCGCTCCAGCAGCTTATTGAGCGCGACAATCTTCTCGCGGAGTTCGCCAGCCATCCGCTCGTCCTCTTCCTGCTGGGCAAGCGCCTTCTCGCTCAGCGCGGCTCGGAAAGAGACTTCATTTTGCTTGGTCATAGGCATCTCCTCAGTCCTTGATCTGTACCTGACTTTTCAGCCGCTCGTAGACCTTCGGGGTGACGTAGATCGTCTTCGCCCACTTGTTGACGACCGCCTCGTCGTCAGTCACCCGCAACGTGGCTCCATTGTCCGCGTAGATCACCGTGCCGGGTTCGACCTGTACAACCGTCATCCCACCGACGTAGCCGGTGACAATGCCGGTCAGCACCTTGTCCGCATGTGTTCCGCCGTTGGGGCTCATAGCCTCTTCTCCAGCACGATGCGCTTGGCAGTCAGCTTCGGCACCTGAGGAGCGCCCAGGTAATCCACGGCCACCTCCACCAAGATGCCGTTCTTCGCCATCGCGGCCATCAGACTGTTGATCTCGTTCAAGCGCTCACGCAGGCTTGCGGCCATCTCTTCCGGCGTCACACTCGCCGCGAGAGGCATGGGCTCCACGAGCGGCGGCGCATGCGGGTTGTTCCTCCTGGCGCGCTCGGTGATCTCCTCCCGAAACTTCTGGTCCGCGTAGTACATCTCGCGCTGGTCATGATGCTCGGACATTGCCCCCTCCTAACCGCGCCGCAAGCCTGGGCCACCGACTGCGCTCGGGGTGGCGTAGGTTCCGTCGGCTGGCACGAAGGACGGGCTTGCCCGGCGAGGCACCATCGGATCGACCTCGAGATCCCCGCTGACGCCGATCTTCACGGGGTCGGCCTGGGGCGGCACGAACAGACGGCCCCTGATGGCCTCCAGCGCCTCGTCCAGCGTGCTGTGGGCCGAGATCGGCGACAGGCGGTCCCCGTCGAACCGGGCAGTGGTGATCAGGAAGCCGCCCTCAGCCAGCGGATGGATGGTCACGGGTTCGCGGTGGGTGCTCATCGGCGCGTCTCCAGCGGGTGGCTCGCAAGCGGATTGATGATCGGGAAGACCTCGTTGCGGCGCGCTCGACGCCAGCGGGTTTCTCGCTGCCACCAGCCGTCCGAGTAGCAAGCGCCGGGCGGGCGCATGTCCGTCTCGCGGCTCTCCTCGACCTCGATCACGGAGCCGAAGAAGCCCTGGCGCAGACGGTAGTTGCCGGTGGGCCACCAGATGACCCTCATGTTGGAATCGCGGGGCGGGAGCGGTGGACGGCGCTCACCAGAGCCGCCAGGGGGAGGCTTTTCAGGCATGCGCGCCTCCTATCGACGGGTTGCCAGCGGCAGGGCCTCAACGACTTCTACAATCTCGCCACGCTCCGCACGCCGCCACCGGGTCTGCTTGCGCCACTTGTATGCGCCCTGCCCTGCCTCAGGCGGATCAAGGCAGTCGCAGGCCTCCTCGACCTCCAGGCGAACCCAGCCCGACCGACCAGCGACAAGCCTGGACCGCCCAGTGCGCCGCCAGATGCCGTCACCCTTGCCCATCACTTCACCCGATCCATCACGGTCGGGGCCGCCTTGAACTTCACCCGGTTGTGCGCCGCCAGCACGATCTCCTCATTCGTCTGAAGGATCCGCGCCTTCCTGGCAGCCGCCCGCACCGTGCTGAACTTGCCGAAGCCGTAGATCATCACGTCATCACCCGACGCCAGCGCATCCACGGTCTTCTGCATGAAGACATCCAGCACCGTCCGCACCTGGGTCTTCGGGTAGCCCGTCTTCTCCGCGATCTCCGCAACCATCTCCGTCGTGTTCATCGACGTCTCCACCACCGAACCATCGGTTGAGACCACGAAAGGGCCATTTGCCCATCGATGCAAGGGTTTCTGCCCATCAAGGTGGTGGATCAATCACTTTCAGCCCCACGGCGGCTTGCCAGCCGTTGGGCACCAGTCAGACAGGGCCGGGTTTTTCGCGAAAGGGCGCGTGAATGTTGAC